AGCTTGCTTACAAGCTTTCTCTAATTGCTTTCTTAAAAATCTATCGTGAATATAATTACCCCTACTGTTTCCAAACACTAGTGCTTCTTTATCTAGTTTACCTAAAGACATTCTTAACTCTTTTAACTCTTTAGATATACTTGGTACAAGCGGTATAATTCTTTGACCATTCTTAGTTTTAGTTCTTCCTACTGTACCGTATCTTTGTACACCTCTTGAAATAATAATAATGTTATCTTGAAAGTTTATATCCTTCCAACGTAACTCTCTTTGTTCGCCCTGACGTAAACCAGTATAAGCTGCAAACTTTATTGCTAACCTATATTTTGGATTAGAGTTTTGTATAATCCTTTCAATATTTTCCTTAGATATTCTTGCTGCTTTATTATCAATAACACCATGCTTGTTTTTAGGAAACAATGTAGATCCTATTGCACTATCGTGTGTCCACTTTCTCTCAAAGAAAAAAGTAAATATATTTTTAAAAGAATAGTACAAAGATTTTTTAGTTTTATAAGCTAGATCCATTACTAATATTTGTTTAATAATTTCTTCTGATATAGAAGCAGGACTTCTAGGATGCTTTACTAATTCACTTAGATCCCATTTAGATAATTGTTTACCTTGTATAGTAATCTTAGAAAACTTATCAGCAATACTTGTCTTATGTATATACTCTTGTTTTAAAAACTCACCATTATCATATCTAGCTTTCTGATACGACAACCATTGGGCTATTGCTTTATCACCTTTTATTGTAACTGGTATGTATTGCTCTTTTAAATACTCTTGCCATTTGTTATTAGCGTAGGCTTCAGCTTCTATTTTATTTTTAAAAGTTTTTCTTTTACCACCAATTTTATTTAAAGAAACATACCAGCTATTATTTCTATCAGTTCTTTTTGTAACTTGTAACATCAGATCTCCTATTAATTTATAATAAGAGTATAGTTTATTGACATAATAAGTCAAGAATTGTCCCCACTAATGTCCCCAAATCGTCCCCAAGGGGTCTGAAACATGCAGAAAAGCTGGCGGGAGTGACGGGACTCGAACCCGTCTCAAGTTAAAAAAAAAGAGTTAGTTTTCTAGGGTTTCTGAGGGTTATAGCTAAATAACAGTACCATAACATACGCTATAATCCCATGCTTATATTAAGCATTCCCTCCCCAAATTGTCCCCACTTACCCGTCACACCTTTTTGCTAACAGTTCCATGCTCGTAGTGATTTGTTGATTCGTGAATTAGGATCTCGAGCTGTTTTCTTGCTCGTTAATTTCTTCTTCATCCCTTTCATTCTAGCACAAAAACTAGCACGTCTTTTGTTGCCAACTTTCTTACTAGGAGCTTTTAAATTAGCACCAGTTTTCTTTTTATAATATGCACGACCTTTAGCATTTAATCCGCCTGATGGGTTCTGGTATTTCTTAGCAACCATTAAACTTTCTTTTTCTTTTTCTTCTTAGGAAAACCTGCTTGCATATTCTTATATGCCTTTGCAGATATAGTTGATTTCTTTTTACTTCTAGATGTACCGGCTGCTTTTCTTTTATTAATATTTCTATAGAGTGACATAATATTTCTCCTTACCAATGTCTAATTGTGTTTGCAATAATAGCTATACAAGTAACCACATGAAGTATTACCCATGCTGTTCTTAATATAACTACACTAGTTTTATGATGAGCTTTAAGATTTAAAGCCCTGCACCAACAATCCCAAACGAGGATCATTGCTTATACCTCTGCTGCCTTTTTAAAAACATCAGAAACTCTTTGACAGCGATTGGGTGTCTGTTGATACCACTTGCTGTTTTTACATTCTGCGGAGGCCATTGAATACCTTCCATGTTCTATATGATCTAAAGTTTTTTTAAATGTAAGTAATTTAGGTACACCTAATTGATAAGCCATGTTTGCTATAGCTACTTGTATATCTTCTGGTTGATCTCCATACCAAGGTAAGTTGTTTCTTAATTCTACTAAGAATTGATTAACAGTAGTTTCTAATAACATCATTGCTTGTGCTTCTGTAATACCAGCCCCGGGAACATCAGGATCAATTAATAATCCATAACAAATTGTTAATTTATTTTCACTGCATCGATATGGTATGTGTTTACCATCTTGCATCTTGCTGCCCTCTTCTTCTTTAATAACTTCAAGTAGTTTTTTTAACATTAATATTTCCTTTCACTATCATTTCTTCGTAATGTTTTTTGCAGTAATATTTAAACTTGTAATACTCCACAGAATTTTCTTGACAGAAAGAACACCTCTTAAACGCAATAGCTTTTCGCCAAGCCTCATCAAAAGTTCTCATTACTTTTTAAATTGCCCAATAGATTTCAAACCAAAGCTTGCACCGATACTTGCAAGTATTCCCCATGACAACCAGTCAGGACAATCCTCTCTTAAAAACTTAAATCCATTTTCTATGTAAGGTTGAGCTGCTGGAATAAAACAAGCTATGATTAACAATATAAAACAGATAGTCCATAACTCATCTTTAATACTATCTTTACTTGCATCCATAGCTGATGCTTCCCAGTTCGCATCGCTTTGTACTTTCTTTGTTGTAGCTTCTATTTTTGCAACTGCTAGTTTTTGTTTTGCTTTTGCTTTCTCTGCTCTGTTCTTTAAAAATGTTGTGGCAATATTTCCTATTGGCCCAAGTAATGCTTGTAACATTATTCCTCCTCTACAATTATGGTTGTGTTATCTAAATATTTATCGTCTTTATCTTTTTCATTTTGGGCGATTCCAGGGCCTTCATTGACGCACAAGAAGTAATATCTTTCCATTACTTTAGGATGAAACTGTAAACACTCATGAGATCTTGCTGACTTCATGGTTAACAAGTAAGCTACAAAAATATAAAAAACATATATTGTTACTAAAGATAAAGCAGCTATAAAAGAGTACTCCATAATTTTTCTTTTCTTTTCTTGTTGTTTATAAATCATCTCTTGTCTTTGCTTTCTAATTTTTGCCTGCATCTGTAATAACTCTTGCCACGCATTTGGGCCATGCGTAAATCCAATATATTGTCTAAGCTCTTTTTCCATAGCGGCAGCTTTTTTCTTTGCAGCAAAAGCATTCAATGCTTCTTCCTCTACACTTGATCCAACAAATATCTTTTTAAAGATAGGTGGATTTTTAGCTTGCTTCTCTGCTTGGTTAATATCGGAGACAGCACCCATCCATTTACCCATATCTCCATACATAGAATCAATATCTCTACCTACCTCGAAGCCTTTTTTAATTGTATTGAATGCAGCAGTAGCAATACCCAATGCTGATATTGGATCTATCATTTTATGCCTATAATGTGTAAATTAGCGAACCGTTTAAATGGCTCAGTTTGATTTTAGAGGTACTAAACTACCTCGGTTTTTATGTGTTATTTCTGTACTTTTAGGTTATCAACTTTTTCGTTTAATGCTTTTAGCTGATCTATTATTTGTTTAATATCGTGGTGAAAATCTAGCTTCATATCTTTAAGATCTTCTTTAGTAGAATACATCTCCCTTGTATTAACTAGACGCTCTTGAAGCTCCTGAACTTTACGCACTAACATAGTAAACATATAAGACAGCATTCCCATTATCATAGAAAGCAAACCACTCCAAATTATGTACGGTTCTATATTCATTAGAAACTTCTCCTCTTCGGTGGTCTACCTCTTTTCTTAGGCTTGCACTTACAAAGCTTACCAAACAATCTTTGTTTAATTTTATCGTATATACGTTTTAACATTTCAATCACCTGTAGTAACTTTTAATATCATAATCGTCAGGCCAATCGTTTACCTTAGCAATAGTTTTTAAAGTATTATCTTCGTTATATTCGTCTGTATGAATAGCAATAAATTTACTGATTGAGTTACAAGCATCGATGGCATCGCATATTGATTTGTGTGCATCTCTAACGCTTTTCATAAAGTCAGTTACTTCAGAAGGTATTGCTACATCTGCTGTAATCTTTCTTTCTACTAACCAACTAAATTTACTTAGCATACCATGAGCTGTTGTAGCTGCTTTTTGTTTTGCTATTGTACGAAGCCCCGGGGTTACAACTTGATTACCTTTTTCATCAAGCAATTTAGATCCATCTTCATTTACTTCATTAGTATCTGTAAGAGATTTATTTTTTGCTTTTGTAATTGTACCGACTACAGAATTACCATCACTTGCAATCGCATAGGTTTCATTATTAGATATGTAATACCTATTATCTAGTTTAGTGCCGGGTGTAACTGGTAGTATTCCTACAGCTTTCTTTTCCGCAGCAGTCCATGCTGTAAATATTTTCCTAGAATG